GACCCTCGTATATATTTCGAAACCTTTAAAGAGTATGTCGATTTAATGACGACCCAATTGCGCGGTACTAATAAGCGAATTGATGTTAGCGCCGCAAACGTTTTAGATGTGGCTCGGGTCGCGCTAGAAGAAGCGTATGCTGAAGGTAAATTTATTGAAATCGGTTCAATGTTAACAAGTTTAGGCGAGCTCGCGGTGTATTCTAATGTTGGCGACCTACTTGACCGTGTTGACTTGCCCTGGTTGACGCGATCCGCTTTTTGGGAGCATTTGTTTAGTCTTGTCGCTGCAAAGAATCCAAACGATGATATTGAAGTTGAAAAAGCTCGCGGTCGTATACAGTGGTTTCGTCAGATTGCCACACGTAATTATAATGTTATCTTTCAATATCCTGTCAGATATAAGGAAGTTTCGTATCATTCTCATTATTATGCTCTGGATAAGTTACTCGATTCAAATACAAAACCAAAACGATTGTGGGATACTTATCGTGATAATACTTCATTTCGCAATCATTTGTTGCGGTATTTACGTCAGAATTTGAAATTTGATATTACAAAAGGTTGGTTGAAGGCTGTAGAATTGTTTCATTATGCCTTGCCTCTCGTCGCTGATAAGGATCATACCTTGTTCATGGGTGAAAGCCCTGGGTATTTTGTTGATGTGTTTATGCGTCTGACTGGTTTATCGAGTGATATGTTGACACAGACACCTATGTATCGAGATAGTAATAAGTTGCTGGCGTTTGCAACTACCTTCTCACGCATGTTTCATAACAATCTCGGTGAGATTAAAGATGCAAATTTGGGTAAGAAATATTCGTTCATTTGTTGTGATGCCGGTTCTGAAGAAGATTCAACTCTAATTAAGCGTGAAAGAGAATTTGTTCCGCGGTTTAAAGCGATATGTGAAACTGTTATTCGTCATATGATTGTTGGCGGTGTTGCTATCGTAAAAATATATAGTACTGCCCTTCCCGAAACTCGCGAAATTTTAAACCAATTCACTACATATTTTAACAATACACGTATTGTTAAACTCTTATCTTCGTCCCAATATTCAACTGAGCGATATTTAATATGTTCGGATTACATTGATCAACCAATTGATTGGGATAACGATAAATTATGGCATTCTGAAGAGTATTTCGCCCATGATTTGCTCAAAATGCACCGAAAAAGAGTAGATGAGTGTATTGAAGATTTTCTTATGCCGAATTATACTAGTCAGACCTATAACTGGATTTCTGTATATATGGCTGCCTTTGCAGAGGATATTCGTGATCAGTTATTTCCATTTCGTCAGCCCGATAAAAACATCCTACCAGTACCAAGCGCTCCAGCTTTAAATGATGACGATGATGATAATGTTGATGATGATGATCCTCTTGGCGGAACTCAGGGTTCAAATAAAACAAAAATTAAC